GAAAGCACCAAGGCGAAGCAGTTCTTCTCGGCGTCCACCGACACTTACCGCGAGAGTTACGGCCGCAGAACGAACGACGTGCCACGCCAGTGTGTGTTCGTGGGTACCACCAACCAAGAGGAATACCTCAAGGACGCCACCGGCAACCGGCGTTACTGGCCGGTGTTCTGCAACAAGGTCGATCTGGAAGCACTGCGCGAGATCCGCGATCAGCTATGGGCTGAGGCGGTGTTCTGTTTTGAGGCGGGCGATATCTGGTGGGTGACCAAGGACGAGTCTTGGATGTTCGCCGAAGCGCAGGATGAGCGTTTTGTGGTGGATGAATGGGAGGGGCCGATCCTGACCTGGTTGGAGGAGTCGCAGATCGGGGAAACCGCCACCGGCAACGAGATCCTGACCCAGGCCCTCAAGTTGGATTTTGGTCATTGGGGCAAGCCTGAGCAGATGCGGGTTGGCGCAATCATGCATCGACTGGGCTGGCGGAAGAAACGTATGCCGGCGTTGGCTAAAAGCGGTGTGCGTCAGTGGGCCTATCAGAAGCCCGCAACGTGGGGGCGGGTGTCTGCTTTGCAGCCGCCGGTGATCGAGGAGCCATGCTTTGATTAAGCGAATCGATGAGATGCTCAAGCTCTGGGCGCAGGATCTGCATTCGCCGATGAACCCTGACAGCGTCGGATCGGGCGGCGGCAACATGATCGCCATGTTGATGGAGTGCAAGGGCGAGCTGATACGCGGAACCCGGGGTAGTCGGGTGCTGCTGGATGAGTCGGCAGATATCGAACTGATCGTGAACAAGCATCTACCGCCTCGGCTTGCCTTGGTCGTGCTGGAGCACTACTGCAATCAGGAAAGCTTCCTTTCGCAGAAGCTGTTGCATTGTGCATGCAGCTCCCGGACCTACTACATGCGGTTGCATGAAGCACATGAGTTCATTCAAGGAATGCTAATGGGGAAGGCTGCATGATTTTCCGCATCACTCCATGTGCCTCTGTCCTACTGTCCGGCCTTGTCCGACTGCCATTTAGTGCGGTTGGACAACTGCGGGCCGCGTCGTTGCTGGGCTGTCCTACTGTCCAACCTTTGCCTGCCACATGCACACGTAAGCATAGCGGGCACGTAGTCGCGCCAATGGCGCGCATGCGTGCTTTTAGCTTTCTCTCGATACACAAGAGAAAGTTAAATAAGGTAGGACAGTAGGGCAGAGCCCCGAAATTAGGCGCCTGTAGCTGTCCTACTTCGATTCTGAATAGTGGGACAGGTAGGACGGGGCACCAGAAGCGATAGCCGATTTAATGCGTTGTACCTGCGTTGTACCTGCGTTGTACCTGTGTCGCACCCACGTTGCACCCGTATTGCTCCATGGCATTAAAACTAGCTTGCTGCCAGTAAAATCCACCTGTAAAAAGTACTCATCTTCGATAGGTGCGACCGCAGAGAGCGGCAGGCACCACACACCAAACCCGGCCATTGCGCCGGGTTTTTGCGTTTATGGGGAAGGCGATGACGAACGAGCAGCAAGCGCTGGCAGAGATGCCAATCTGGTTAGTGATCCTCTTGGCCCTGGTCGGCGGTGTATCGGGAGAGATGTGGCGAGCCGATAAGGACGGGGTGCGGGGCTGGTCGTTGTTGCGGCGCCTGGCGCTGCGATCTGGGGCCTGCATCATCTGCGGCGTGTCGGCGATGATGCTGATGATCGGTGCGGGGTTGTCAGTCTGGACGGCGGGCGCCTTCGGATGCCTCACTGCCATGGCCGGCGCCGATGTCGCCATCGGCCTTTACGAACGCTGGGCCGCCAAGCGGATCGGCGTCTGCGAAGTGCCACCCGCAGGCGGGGAACAAGGCTGATGCACCGGGCCGGCGCGCCGAAAATCGCCGGGGACCCTGGGGGTATCCGAGGGGTACGGGGTCGGAAACCCGCGGGACTGTGTTAGCGGACAGTTCACCAGCTTAGTGAACTCAGGTGAACAGGTGAACACCCGAGGTGAACAGGACATTCCATCATGACTGCAATTAGCAAAACGGAGTTTGCGGCACGGCGGGGCTGGGCTAAATCCTATGTTTCTAAGTTAGCCAATCAGGATCGGTTGGTGTTGACCCAGGACGGCAAGGTCGACCTTGAAGCCACGGAAGCACTCCTGGCTCAGACTGCTGATCCCAACAAAGCCGCTGTTGCCGATCGCCACCATCAAGATCGGCTGCAGCGTGACGTTTACAGCCAGTTATCCAGCCACGTCGAGCCGACTTCCACGGCTGCGCCGCCGTCCGCGATCATCCCTGCCGGGGAAGTGCCCGACTTCCAGAAGGCACGGGCACTGCGCGAACACAACCTGGCTCAGCTCGCCGAGATCGAGTTGCACAAAGCAAAGGGCTCGCTGGTCGCGCTGGCAACAGTCAAAACCGGCGCCTACAACGCCGGCCGCATGCTGCGCGATCAACTGCTCGGCATGCCTCCGCAACTCGCTCCCGAACTGGCGTCTATGACAGATCCTTGGGAAATCGAAAAGCACCTCACAGCGGCGATCCGCCGCTCTCTGGAAGACGCTGAACGTATGTCGTCAGCGGACCTTGAACACGCACTGACCACGAGTTAAGCCTATGCACACGGAATTTCCTGACGGTGCAGTGGTGTACCGCGAGGAGTATTTCCGTGGGCTGCGGCCCGACCCAGATGTCTGGATCGATCAGTGGGCCGACGAGTACATGCGGATCCCGCGAGACACTGGCGCCGCTGAGCCCGGCAAGTACCGCACTGCGCGCACGCCGTATGCCCGCGAGCCCATGAGATGCCTGTCACCCGCTCACCCCTGCAAGCGCGTGGTCACCATGGTGGCCTCGCAGTTGATGAAAACGCAGATCGCCTTGAACTGGATCGGCGGCCTTATCCACATGGCGCCGTCCAACATCCTGACTCTGTTGCCGAGCCTTGGCCTGGCCAAGCGGGTGTCGTCGCGGATCAGCAAGACGATCAAGGCCACGCCGGTATTGCGTGAACGCGTTGCGTCCAGCCGATCGCGGGACTCGCGCAACACGATGGACACCAAGGAGTTCGAGGGCGGTTCGTTGTACGTCACGACGGCCGGCTCGGCGGCCAACTTGGCCGAGCTGTCCGCGCGCTATGTATACGGCGACGAGATCGATCGTTGGGAGGTGGACATCGGTGAAGAAGGTGACCCGATCGAGCTGGCCGAAACCCGAGGCAGTACCTTCGGCCGCAACGCCAAGTTCTACTTTTCCAGCTCGCCGACGATCAAGGGCGCCTCACGGATCAACGACCTGTTCGAGGGTAGCGACCAGCGTTACTACTACGTGCCATGTCCGAGCTGCGGACACATGCAGACCTTGGAGTGGGAGCGGCTGCATTACTCGAAAGACTACGGCGTCGTGCATTACCAATGTGCCGGCCCTGATTGCGACGTCTTGATTGAGGAGTACCACAAGGGCGAGATGCTCGCCAAAGGCGAGTGGCGTGCCCATGCCGAGGGCGACGGTGAAACGATCGGCTTTCACCTGAATGCGCTGTACTCGCCATTGGGTTGGATGGACTGGAAGTCACTGGCCAAGCAATTTGAGAAAGCCAAAAAGGCCCAGGTCAAAGGCGATCTCGAACCGATGCAGGTGTTCTACAACACCCGTCTGGCCAAGGTCTGGGACGCGGCTCAAGAGCAAACCAAAGCCGACGTGCTGAGGCAGCGCGCACGGATGGAGTCCTTCACCCTCGGCTCGCTGTCGGCCGCGGTGTTGATGATTACCGGCTCCGTCGACGTTCAGGCCAATCGCCTGGAGTTCATGGCCATGGGTTGGGGCGTCGGCATGGAGCGCTGGGTGGTCGACTACCAGGTAGTTGCAGGCGATCCCGCAGACGAGCGTACCTGGGCGGCCTTGGACGAATTGCTCAAGGCGAAATACCGCCACCCGTGCGGTGTCGGCCTGGGCATTCTGGCGGTGGCCGTCGACTCCGGTGGTCACCACACAGACGAGGTCTACCAGTTCTGCCGCGTGCGCCGCTGGCGCAATGTGTTCGCCATCAAGGGCGCGAGCAAGCCCGGTAAGCCGGTGATTGCTCAGCGCCCGTCGATGGTCGACGTCACCTGGAAAGGCCAGACCGAACGCAACGGTGCTGAGCTGTGGTTCGTCGGTACCGACACGGCCAAGGACTGGATCTACAACCGCTACCCGTTCGAATCCGGACCGGGTGCATTGCACTTTGCCAATGACCTGCCCGACGATTTCTTCGACCAGTGCGTCGCAGAACGCAAAGTGGCGCGCTACATACGCGGCCACAAGCGCATTGAATGGGTCAAGGGCAAGGCTGAGCGTAACGAAGCGCTCGACCTGATGGTGTATTGCCTGGCCATGGCGCATTACCTGGGCCTCAATCGTTACAAGGAACACGACTGGGAACGCGTGCGTCAGTCCCTGGCGCAGTCTGGCCTGTTCGACGACGCCATGGGCATCAAACCCATCCAAGGCGAACGCGTTTCTGCACCTGCAGCGCCTACTGCTGCACCGCGACCGACCCCACAACCTGCTGCCCCGGTCGTGCAACCGCGACCTGCAGCACCGCCACCTCAACGCCGCAGCTCCACCAGCGGTTACCTGAAGAGACGCTGATATGTCATTTACCCAGAAGCACCTCGACGCGGTTGAGGCGGCTATCGCACGCGGTGAAAAAAACGTGCGCTATGGCGATCGCACCGTGGAGTACCGATCCATCGACGAGTTGCTCACGGCTCGCGACCAGATCCGCACTTCGCTGGTCAACTCAGCCGGGCCACGCTCGCGCGTGGTCCGGCTGTACCATGGAGGCAAGGGAGTCTAATGGCCCGACACTTCCCGACGTTGACCCGTAACGGATTTGTGCTGCCGTCCAACATCAAAGCCAGTTACGAAGGCGCCGGAGAGGGCCGCCGCTCCACTGGCTGGGATGCGCCCGACAACGGGATCAACAGCATCAACACTCCGGCATTGCGCAACCTTCGATCGCGTTCCCGGGGAGCGGTTCGCAATGATCCGTATGCCTACAACGTGATCGACAAACGCGTCAGCAACCTGATCGGTTCCGGCATCACGCCGCGACCGAAAACCGACGACGAGGCCCTGCGCAAACTGCTGCAGGAACTCTGGGAGGATTGGGTCGATGAATCGGACGCCGATGAGCGTACCGACTTCAACGGTCAGCAGGCGCTGGTGGCCCGCACCGTGGAAACCTCGGGCGAATGTTTTGTTCGGCTCCGACCTCGCGGTCTGGACGAAGGTCTTGCGGTGCCGTTGCAGCTGCAGATCCTGGCCCCTGAGTTCGTGCCGCACGACAAATTCGAGACCACCAAAACCGGCAACCTCATCCGCGCCGGGATCGAGTTCACCCCGAACGGCAAGCGGGTGGCGTACTGGATGTACCTGACGCATCCGCGTGATGCGTCGTCGCTGAACGCCGGTTACAACCAACTGGTACGGGTGCCGGCCGCTCAGGTGCTGCACATCTTTGAACCGGTCGAGCCGGGCCAGTTGCGCGGTGTGCCGCGCTTGTCGCCGGTGCTCAAGCGCCTGCGCAGTCTCGACAATTACGACGACGCGGTGTTGTTTCGCCAAGAGGTGGCCAACCTGTTTGCCGGCTTCATCAGCCGCCCGGCACCCGACTCCGGACCGGTGCCGAGAGATCCCGTCACCGGCCAACCATTGAGTCTTGATCGTGATGGCTTCACGCCGATGGTCGCGCTGGAGCCCGGCACCATGCAGGAGCTGGGACCCGGTGAAGAGGTCGAATTCTCCAAGCCGCCGGACGCGGGCAACAACTATCCGGACTTCATGCGGCAGCAACTGATGGCTGCGGCAGCGGGCACCGGGACGCCTTACGAGATCCTCACCGGCGACATGCGTGAGGTCAATGACCGGGCGCTGCGCGTGGTGCTCAACGAGTTTCGGCGTCGCCTGGAACAACTGCAATTTGGCGTTTACGTGCACCAACTCTGCCGCCCGGTGCGGGCCGCATGGATGGACATGGCGGTCTTGTCGGGTGTCCTGGTGCTGGACGACTACACCCAGCGGCGCCGTGAATACCTGCGTACCCGGTGGGTGCCACAAGGCTGGGCCTACATCCAGCCCGTGCAGGACGTTCAGGCGCGGCGTATGGAAGTGCAGGCGGGCTTCGCTTCACGCAGCGAGATGGTCCTGCGCACCGGTTACGACGCGGAAACGGTCGATGCGGAAAACGCCGCAGACCTGGCCCGGGCCACCACTCTTGGTCTCAATTACAACACTCTCGACGCCGTCGTCACCAACGACGACAAGGAACAACCATGAGCAAAAAAACACGACCGCGCGTTTACAACCGGGCTGGCAAGCAGGTGCCGGTGCAGGACAAAACCTGGTACGCGGTGCACGCCAGCGGCGAAGCCGCCGAGCGGGTGATCGAAGTCTTCGTTTACGGCGAGATCGGTGGCTGGGGCATCACCGCGAATCAGTTCGTGCAGGACCTGCGTGCGATGGATGACGGCGTCTCACCCGTGATCGCCGCCTTCAACAGCATCGGCGGTGATCTGTTCGATGGTCTGGCCATGCACAACGCGTTGTCGCGTTTGGGCGAGCGCTGCACCGGTCGGGTGGACGCGTTGGCTGCCAGCGCCGCGAGTGTCGCCGTGTGCGGTGCGCATCGGGTAGTGATCGCCTCCAACGCCATGTTGATGATCCACAACCCGTGGACCTACGCAGCCGGCGATGCCGAGGATTTTCGCAAAGTGGCGGACGTGCTCGACCAGACCATGGAGGCGATCATCGCGGCCTACAAGGCCAAGGCGCCGGACATTGATGAGGTCGAGTTGCGCCGCTTGGTCGCCGCTGAAACCTGGCTGACCGCCAATGAGGCGGTGGCGCTGGGCCTGGCCGATGAGGTCGGCGACGGCGTCACGGTTAAGGCCTGCCTAGGCCAGGGCGCTGTGTTGCAGCGATATCAGCACGCACCGGCCGAGTTGCTGGCCCAGCTCGACGAGCCACCCGAGACGGATCCTGACGTGGAACTCGACAAGCTGCCACCGACTTCCGCCGTGGTCGACTCAGCCAAGCTGGCCGTGATGATCACCCAGCGTTGCGCCGAAGCCGGTATCAGCAACCTGGTCGAGCCGCTGCTCAGCTCGACCAAGCTGGAAAGCGAAGCCATCGTCCAGGCCGGCCTGACCCGGGCCAAGGCGGTGAATGACCTTTGTGTCGCAGCTCGGCTGCCCGAGTTCAGCGTCGAGTACGTGGCCGCTGGTTTGGACGTAGCGGCGGTGCGGGCGCGTCTGTTCGACAAGATCGTCAGCAGCGGTAAGGGCTTTGAAATCGACAACAGCCTGCCGCTGGACGAAGACCTGGCGCCTAAGGTGCAGGCCAAACAACCCGATCCCAACTCGATCTGGGCCGCTCGACAAGCAGCCCAATCCGGAACTGCGCGCGGCGCGAAAGGAGCATGACCATGACCATCCAAAAAGAACCAATTCACGCCGGTGAGTTCCTGCTCTCGGAAGGCGCGGGAAACATCTCACGCGAGTCCATCAACGTCGCTGCCGGCCCCGCGCTGTATCCCGGCCAGATCCTCGGTCTGGTGACAGCCACGGGTCACTTTGCACCGTACGCTCCGGCAGCCGAAGACGGCAGCGAGACGGCTGTCGCCATTCTCTTCGGCCCGCTGGGCGAGTCCGATGTGGTCCGCCGTGGTCGCGCGGTGGTGCGTCTGGCGGAAGTCAGTGAAGCGCACCTGACCGGACTCGACCTTGATGCTGAAAAGGCGCTGGCCTCCCACTTTCTGATCGTCCGATAAGTCGTTCAGCCTACTTAACGCACCCCGCCCCGAGCGGGGTTTTTCATTTCTGGAGAGTACCCCCATGGCCGAGATCGCCATTTTTGACGACGAAGCGTTCACCGTTACCGCGCTCACCGCAGCACTTAACGATCAACCCTATCTGCCTGGGCGCATCAGTGCCTTGGGCTTGTTCCGTGAGGAAGGGGTCACCACCCTGACCGTGCAGATCGAGAAGGACGGCGACACCCTCGCGCTGGTTCCTGCAGGGGAGCGGGGTGGTTCTGGTCTGGTCGTCGCAGCCAGCAAACGCAATCTGATTCCGTTTAACACTGTGCACCTGCCGGAGCGCTTCACCATCAAGGCCGACGAGATCCAAGGCATTCGCGCCTTCGGTACCCGCACCGAGCTGCAGGCGGTGCAGGACGTGGTCAATGCGCGGCTGGCGAAAGCGCGCCGTCAGCTGGATGCTACGCACGAGTTCCAACGCATGGGTGCACTCAATGGCCTGATCCTTGATGCCGATGGTTCGACGGTGCTGTTGGACCTCTATGATCGTTTCGGTGTGCAGCGTCAGAAGCTGTCTATGGGCCTGGCCGATCCGGCCACTGAGCTGCGGGTGAAATGCGGCGAAGCGCTGGATATGCAAGAGGATGCGCTGGGCAGTGTGACCAGCACCAGTTCCCGCGCCTTCTGCGGCAAGAACTTCTGGAACAAGCTGATCGTTCACAAGGCGGTAAAGGAGACCTACCTCAACAGCCAGCAAGCAGCGGCGTTGCGCGGGGATGCACGGGAAAGCTTCGAGTTCGGCGGCATTATCTGGGAGCGCTACCGTGGCAAGGTGGCGGGCGTGTCTTTCGTCCATGACGACAAGGCGTTGCTCGTTCCTGAAGGCGTGCCGGATCTGTACATCTCGGTGTTTGCTCCAGCGGACTACATGGAAACGGTCAAC